TTTTGCCAGGAAATTCCTGAACATCAGTTAGCCCAAAATTCCCGCGATGGACGAATTCGAAAGATTACACTGTGGCAAACAACATCCCATCTTGGTCCGCATAGCGGGCTGGGGTGTGGAAACAGCCCTCAACGTCCCGCATCGCACCCGCGCCTTCCTCTCGCGCGGGCGAGGCCCCGTAGCCCGGGCCCTCAGGAGATACTATGAGGAACGCGATTGGGCGTCGTATCACGGCCCAGCGACCGTCCCGGACGAGGCGTCAAGCCGAATCCTGACGATGATGGGAGGTCGACAACCGCTAGCGTGGAAGGTCACGCTCTATCGCATGAAAGCCCTTCGGGTGCTCCGTGCGTGGGGTATTCCTCAAGCGCTGGCAACTATTCCACGCTCGTTCTCGCGCGTGATGAGCCTGGTGCGGACAGTGGTGTCCAGATCCAAGCGCCCGATCCTCATCGGGTTAGGTGGTGTGGCCTTGGCAGGCTGCATCGCCATGGGAGTAGTGGTCTACCGCTACAGGAAAAGCCAGGAGGTGACGCCGCTCGAGTTGCTGCGTCTGGAGGTCGAAGCTCGTGATGATTTGATCGAGGCCGATTTCCATGAGATGGACGAAGACGAGGTCTACCGGACCATCGTTCGCCCGAACTCTCTCCGATACAATCCGCGCATGCTCCGCGCACTGGCACGTGGTGGGCACTATCGCCACGACCGCCGCTCTACACGCGGCAGGGGGGTCCCATACCGGGGCGAGTTGATTCTCAACTCCGCCATTCACGAGTGGGCCATGGACTATATGCTCTGTCCGGGCGCGCCTTATGATGACGAAGGTTTCAGGTCTGACCTGTACCATCGGATTCTAGCGCGCGCTCGGAGTGAGGGCTTCTGGTTCGAGGCAAGCTCTGGCGTCCACCAAGTTGAGGCCGATGATGAGATTCTCGAGCCTCTCCTCCGCCTGTGCGCGTTCGACGCGGTGCAGTTGGGTTCTTCGAACTACAACGACTGCAGCGTCATCAAGAGCAACATCTCCAAAACGAGCTACCGTCAAGCTTGGGAGCTGTTTTATATGCGCGAGGGCCGGTTAACCGGTCCCACATTCCGCCAGAAGATGGACATTCTGCGCGGGGAGCTGTGGCTGGCGTTTGGCTGCGCCGTCACACTCCCACCAAAAGCCTAGGCAAGCGTGGTCAAGCGACCCATGCTGTGTACGGGAGGGCCAAATCCGGCAAAACATTGTGCTCAGTGCACGGGGGAGGTGACGCGCGAAGCGCGCTGCCCCCATCCACTGCAGTTTGATCAATGCAGGAATTCTTCTCACTTTCGTATCACTTCGGTCCGCGGAAACTACGCTTGCTCACAACGCCTCCGACCCCAATACCTGTACCACTGTCCAAGTCTCGACATCTCCTTAGCGAAGGAGCGCGACTTCTTCATGCATGCCTCATGCGCATGTAACAGTTGGGCAGCATTTCGCCGCGTCGCACTTTGTGTGCCACGGCCGGAGCCGGGTTTCGTAGAGGCAACCTTATACCCCATTGCGGATAGGCTCGCAAAGCTGGTGGGGAAACACCAACAGATCCCCTTTTCGAGTGTCATCCAGCGATACTCAGGAAAGAAAGCCCACGACTACTGGGTTGCCGCGGGGGATTTAGAAAGATTTGATGGCCAAGCTCGCAGGGAGCACTCCAAAGTCAAGATGTTCGTTAAGAAGGACCGGACAGTCTTCAAGGAAACAAAAGTAAACCCTGAGTGCCGAGCAATTCAATTCCGAGACCGAAGATTCACACTGGAATTCATGTCGTTGATCGTTCCTTCAGAACACGTCTTCTACGATCTACACGATGTTCCTGGCTTCGGATATGGCCGTATTTTCGCCAAGAGCCGCAACCCACGCCAAAGGGGAGCGGATCTTTGGAGCAAGTACTGTTATTTAGCCGCCCTTGGAGGGGGGCCAGTAAAGATCCTCCTGCTCGATGCCCATCGCTGGGACGCTCACGTTAACGTCGATTTGCTTCGACTTGAAGAGCGATTCTATGCGCGGACCTCCCGTCACCCACGCCGGGTGCGGGAGATGGCTCGCTGGCAACAACGCAATCGCTGTTCCTTCCGGAACGGCGACTACTCCGTCAACTACAAAGTAGACGGGGAGCGCATGTCAGGCGACGCCAACACCGCGTATGGGAACTGCCTATTGATGGGGATCCTCATCGCAGCATTCTGTGAACACCTCCAACTGGAACATTTCACCATCTACGACGACGGAGACGACAGCGTCCTCATGTATCTGGGCCCCGATGTGGCCGATCAGGACGTTACCGACTTCTTCCTTCGTGCTGGGGTGGAGATGGCAGTGGAGGGGCGACCCACCGAATTCGAACACATCGACTTCTGTCAGTCGCGACCTGTCCAACTAGCTGATGGGTGGTGCATGGTGCGGGACCCGCGTAAATTGTTGGCTGCAGTTAATGTTAGCCACAAATTGCGCGACCCAAAACATCGCTGTTCATATATCAGCACAGTGTGCAAGGGCGAAGCCTCGTTGATCCGAGGCTGTCCCGTCCTACAGGCTGTGTTGGGCTCTTACATCGACGCCCTAGAGGCGGAGATGAGTTCACGTCAGAAAAAGCGCTTCTCGAAACTCGCCATTGCGGACAATTATCGTCTGTCCCAATGGCTACCATCAAACTGGACGCAGAAAGTCGAGCGACCAGTCACAACAACCGCGCGGAGGAGCTTCGCCAAAGCGTGGGACATATCGATAGAACAACAAATGCGGTACGAAGCAACTCCGAGCAAGGCAAAGCGACTTCTTGGCAAAGAGGTCGTCGGCCAAGGTATAAATCTCTCTAGATGGGAGTTTCCTTGGATCCGACCGGAGACGTGGTAATGGGGTCGGAGTGGACCAAAACGGTGCTAGCCAGCTTAATATTTCCGTGCTAAACAAAATGCCGACAGACTGCACGGCTCCACAAAGTTTTCCGATGTACAGTCGCCCAGACGTGGGGGATCCCATACTACGATTATAACCATGACTAACAAAGTCCAGAAAACCAAGAAAACCAACAAGATCACGAAGAAGCGGCCACAAGCGCCGCGTGGCACCTTTCGCCCGAACGGCCCATCAGGCTATCGCTTTATGCAGCGCAGCCAACAGATGGTTCAAGTGCGTGGCCACGAGACTATGGGCCTTGTGTCGACGACAGACGCCGACGGCAAGGTCCGTCTCGCCGCGTGCTACGACCTCAACCCTGCCTGCTGGAAGAACAGCCGACTTCAGGGCATCGCCCGAGCCTACGAGCGTTACCGCTACAACAACTTTCGAGTGCACTACATTCCCCGCGCTGCCAAGACAACGTCCGGCGTCGTCTCGCTATCCTGCGAGTTCGACCCCACCGACGACCTGCTCACTGGTGAGGCGGGCCTCGTTAATGCCTCGCAACACGCGGTATTCGCCCAGGGCCCCACTTATGAGCCCTTCAGCGCGGCGTGGCGCCGCCCATCAGAAGACAAGACCTGGTATCTCGCCAGCTACGACGACTCGTTTGACAACGCCCTCGCCACCAGCCAGGGCCGCATCTACGCACTCGCCGGAGCGAACGTCGCCGGTACGCTTGGAACCCTCGTGCTCGAGTACGACGTCGAGTTCTACATGCCGGAGCTCGAGTCCGGGCTCACAGGCAACCAATTCCTCTTGGGCTCCGCTATCGACGCCACCTCCAGGGCGGCCAACGCCACGTTCAATTTCGTTCCCAATGGCATCAACCCCGACTCAGTCGGCGTCATCCGCTTCATCATTAATAAGATGACCGATGGCACGACCGAGATGGATTCGTATGTCCTCCAAAAGGGGACCACGGGTAGTTCGAACACCACTACCCTTACACCTGGTCGAGAGATCGCCCTCGCGTGGAACAACGCCACTGGCGTTTGGAACGCGTACGAGGACGTCCTCGAGGCCGCAAGCCTCTCAGGGCCCTTCGCTGTCAAGACCGGCGCTGCTTCTAGCAAGCTGTCGCTGTTCGGATACGGCAAGGAGCTTAACATCTGAGGGGTGCCACAACCGCAGCTATCAAACGGGCCTTACGACCCCGCGGAAGCGAGTTAAACCCGAACACGGCATGGACGACCGTGCGGGTGGAGTGCCAGTCCATTACAGGCAGCCATTATCGGGCATGACGACCCCGCCAGGCCAGTCACTTCGAGGTGTGGGAACCTCGCGGCTTAGTACCACCACCACCCACAATAAGGGTGCCGAGCATTTCGCAAAATCCACCGCCTCACAAAAATATTAAAAGAATCTAAAATGAGGCCAGAAAAATTAAAACCGAGATGTGCCAAACCAAAGCTGCCCGCCAAGCAGCGTGCGGCTAAGCGGTAAGCTGTAAGCAGCATGGGAGGAATCCACAACCTCCTGATTACAACAGTCTATGCACCACAGTTCAATCTGTGGGTCCCCTAAGCATGGGCTGTGTGGAAATTTCAGGCCATAGCGATATGGGAAGAGAAGGTGC